GTTGTTATTTGGTCTCATTATCAAAGAGATATTGAAACTATTTTAAAAGCTATTAGAAAAAAATATGATCGTGATGATATTGTTGTAGACTATTATGGTAAAACTTCGATGGAAGACCGACAGAATAATATAAAGAAGTTTCAAGAAGATGACAACTGTAGATTTTTTGTAGGCACTACTCAAACCGGCGGTTATGGTATCACACTGACTGCTGCTAGTACAATGGTTTATTTTTCAAATGGTTATGATTTAGAGAAACGTTTACAATCAGAAGCTAGAATAGATCGTATTGGCCAAGAGTATCCAATGACTTATATAGATATTATAACTGAAGAAACAGTTGACACAAAAATTGTTAAAGCATTACGTGATAAAGTAAATATCGCCACTCAAATTATGGGCGAAGATTTAAAAGCTTGGATTTAAAAAACGTATTTATCTAACAACTGAAAAGCTACAGCCCCCACCGTAGCCAAAACTACCCAATAGATTTTGTCTATCTTGCCGCCCAATTTTTCTACATCTTGATGAAGATGTTTTAAATCTTTTTTCATACCTGTCATATGTCCTTGTAACGAAATAATATGTTCTCTTTGAGTTTCTGGTTCAATCATTATGAAATCATTCCACGTTGTCTTAACCTTATTTGTTGTTCTTCTGGAGATAATAATGCCATTTCAGTGGCTGTCAATCCTCCATTATTAGGCATATTATTTATGTTAGCTTGGGCTGTTTGTATTACCTGTGGGTTAGGCATAGCTGAAGTTACTGCACCTGGTAAAGGTGGTGTTTGTATTCCTGCAGAAAACATATCATCTGTTATATAATCTGTAATATCAATATCAAATTGATCTTGAAAAGATAGGTCTCTTAGATCATCTCTAATATCTAATAGTATATCTTCTACTTCTTCAAATGGATTATCTTCTCCAATTCTTTCTGCAATTTCTTCAAACTCTTTTCTAATATTTCTAGATGGATAATAAGGATTAAATCTATCATTAGTTAAATCTCTATAATCTCCTCTTAATTGTCTATCTCTAAACTCTTTAAATATATCATCTTCATCTGCACCTAGTATGTCTGCAGCTTCAAGATTTTTTAACATATTTTTTTGTACATTAAATCTTGCTTCATTTGCTTTTATAAATTTATCAATAACTTCTACAGGAGTTTTAGGTCCACCAGCTAGTAATGAATCTGCCCCACCTGTAAATAAACCTCTAGCTTCTCTAAGTCCTCTTTGATATTGAGCAATCTTAAATCCCATTGATCTAACAGGGTCTAACCTAACAGCTCTATATCCAGCAAAACCTAAAAGCTCATCGGGTAATTCAAAAAACTCACCACGACCTGATGGTTTATCCATAGCTGCTTGATATAATCTTGTTAATTGTGGGTATGAAAAAGGTAGCATTGATTGTGCAAGATGATCAATACCAATTTTAATTTTGTCACCACCTGGAGTATTGTCATTCCATAATGCTCTACCATCATCGGTTACTCCATTTCTTAATGTTAAATCTGTTAATGCTTCTGTATAAATAGATTCAGATATAAATGGTGATGCAAGCTCACCAGCAGATTTAGCCATACCTTCTAACAAACCTTGCATTAAAACTTCTTCATCTTCAATTCCATTTTGAATATTATTTAATAAAGTTTGTAGAGGTCTAATAGCTATGTCGTATGCATTACCATGACTAAAATCAATGTATTTTAGTTCATCTGTTTTTTCATCTCTAATAGGTAGAATAGTTGAGTTCTCTGACCACTTAGGTAAATATCTTTTAATAGCTTCAAGCTCTTCATTAGTAACGTCGTATAAAGATTGGAAACCTTTTTGTATTCCATAAGGAGCTGCAGCTAATACAGTTGTCATACCTAGTAATCTTTTAATACCAATATTTCTTAACGCTGGATCTTTTATTTCTCTGATAGCTCTTTGACCAATGTTAGTTGTTGTTCTTAATATCTCAGATGGAAAAGACATAAAGGTACCAAGAGGTAAACGTCTTAATGCTCTAACAGTATCTGATACATAAGCATAGTTTGGAACTGTGTTTCTTACAATATCCGCTGCTTCATTATCTAACATCTCTTCTGTAAATTCTCTGCCAACTCTATTATATGCATTTTTTAATCTGTATCTTTCAACAGCATAGTTAGCTATTTTAAATAGATCATCCTCAGCTGTATATAAATCTTCAGCACCTTTCATAACAGCTTTAGCTCCACGTCCAGTCGCACCTAAAAGTTTTCTACCCATAGACTCTAACGGTTTTTCTAAATTTAAATTACCTCCATAACCTATATCTCCTAGTATATTTCTAAAATCGTTTACGTTTGTTTGTGAGTTAACAACACCTAGTCTTAAAAATTTTCTATATGCTTGTTGAAAATCTTGTTCACTGTATTTGTAAGGAGTATATTTAGATGCAAACTTCTTAATACCTGTACCTACATCTACTGTTTTTAATGCTTCATTAAAAGCTTTAGCGACCACTGCAGGGTTTTCAAAAAATATACCATTAGCTGCAGAAAATCCTGTTGCAGAGAATATGTTTCTAAAGTGAGTTACGGGTGCAAGAATTGTTTTAGCTACCTGTGATGCAGCTTTTGGAAATAAAATTAAATTACGATAACCCCATGTTGCTAGTTTTTCGACACCTGTTGCATCTTTTCTTGGTTCAAATAAAAATTTTAAAATCTTACCACTTTCAGATAGTCCATCTGCAATAGCTTTTGATGTATATTTACCAGCTAAAGGATTGACAGCATAATCATCTTTAAATGCGTTAGCTACGTACTCATCTAGTTTTACAATTTCTTGATTAGGTAATGCATTCTCTGCTGCGTTTCTAGTTCCAAAGAAAAACCCTTTGGTTCCTGGTGCAACGGCTCCTCCAGCTTGTTCTATTTCTTTTACAGCTTGTTTTCTAAAATAATCTTGATCATCTAATCTTTTAAACATTTGATTTTTTCTAGCAACAGAAGATAATCTTGTCATACCATTGTATAATGAGAATCTAGGATCAGACATCTCACCAAAAAATTCTCTAAATATTTTACTGCCTTTACCAATAGGTTCAATAATATCACCTTTTCTACCCGCACCCGCTAAGGCAGATGTTCTTCTTTTACCAGTTAATATTTTACCTTCAGCATCTTTTACTAATACTTGTCTAAAAAATTTTTTAGTTAAACCATCATCATTTTCTGCAGTCTTAGATGTATATTTAAAAAATGGTAATTCGTTTGGCTTCTTAGCTGCAAGTGCGGTATCCACTAATCTATTTAATTGTTCGTCTACTTGGTTAACACTTTCAAAGGGTTTACCAGCTTTAGCTGCGTATCTTACAAATAAATCTCTAGCATTTTTATAAGCTTCATTAGTCGGTGTGTATCTAACAAATGGTAATATGGGTTTGTCTTCAAAGACTCTGTATGTACCACCTAAATAATCTTTTACTCTTTGGCCCAGGATTGATTTTAATGGTGTAACATTTGACATGTCGCCACCTAATTTAGTAGCTGTTGAGATAAGAGTAGTAAAAGCATTTCTTGCTTTACCTAATGTACCAAACAATTGATTAATCTCTGGTTGTTTTAATCCTTTTACTTTTAATTTTTCTGTAAGATCAACTACTATATCGTCTTTAATACCTTTAGTTAGATCACCAGAAAACATAGCATCATTAATAGTTTCTAATACTTCTGCTTTTTCTTTACCTGTAGATTGATTAAAAATAGTTTTTACAGTTGGAAACATTTTATTTAATGGCTTATCTATTTCTTTAACAAGTTTCATAGCTTCATTAGTATCAGCCATAGTAGCTCCTTTTTCAGCCATCTTTTCTTCAAATATTTTTTGTGGTTTAGCACCTCTTGCTCTTACTGCACTAAATACACTATTAAAAAACCTACTTAATTTTGAATTACTAAACTCAATATTTTTACCTGTAGTGGCAGCTTCTTTAATTCCTCTACCTACACCATAAATAATAGGTGTAATAAACAAAGACTCACCACCAAACTTAACTCTGTTTAATAACTTTCTACCAGCATCTTTTGATGGGTCAGCTAAAGCTTCATCATCTAAATCTGTTGGTCCTCCTAATACATCTCCAATACTTCCTATATCTTCAACGTTTGCTACTAGCGTTTCCCCCGCTGCTCCGCCACTAACTGCGGCTGCAAATCTTAATTTTTTAGCTGACTTATTTAAATCATCTGCTTTGGTTGCACCTTTAATTAAATCTGGTCTTTTAAGATCTAAATACTTGTTAGCTTTTTTACCTGACAAAGCTTTAGTTGCCATCCTACGTGCAACGTTAAAACCAATAGCTCCCGGTACACCAATCTGCACTAACGCTTCAACTAATCTACCTGCTGCTTTTTCTTGTGCAATCTCTTCGAATGGATTGATCTTATCAAAAAATACTTCAACGTCTGCTGCAAGATTTGTATCTGCACCTAAATCAATTAGCTCTGCTCCTAATGAAACCACACCTTCAGGTACTTTTATTATACCTGATGCTACACCTGCTAGTGCTGCACTAAAAGCATTTCTTTCATTACCTAATTCCTCATCACCTAAACCCATGAAGCCTTCTGGATCGAAATCTGTATCGTATGCCATTTAGCCTCCTAGTTTTGTATTAGTTCTTCAAATGAAATATTAGATTGTTCTATGAATGGAATGCCATTTTCATTAACACCAACTTTAGTATAAGTATCTGTCACGTCATCGTAATAAACACCTGGACTAGCATTTTTTTTAAGATTACCTTTTCTATATAATTTAGTAGCTCTTGGTAATTGTATATTTACTTTAGCAGCTCTTAATCTATCATAATCATTTAATTCAAAGTTTGATCTATTCTTAGCGGTAGGCATGTCTTTCATGTCCCCTGATTTAACCATAGTCTCTGCATAACTAAATACTTTTTCTTCTGGTGAATCTGTTTTTAAGAATGGTGTCTTAGCGTAAGTAGAATCAATAAACTCACCCATTTTTTCTTGTACTCTAGCTGCGTACTCTTCCGAAGTTTCAGTTTGTAATTGTGGACCCAAAGATACTTTAGCTTGAGCTCTTATTTTTTTAAGATCATCTTGACCTAAAGCATCAATAGCTTTTGCTCTTAATGCAATATCTTCACTTCTTTGTGCTCTTTTGTTTTTAATTAAATCTTGTAATGGTTCTTTAGCTGCACCACCTGCTGTAGCTAATAAACCTTTTAATCCGCCACCACCTGTAGGTATTTGAGCTAATAAATTAGGTCCAAACTGTAATAAAAAATCTGTTAAAGGATCAGAAGTTTGTTGTTGATTACCTCTATACTGGTCAACTCTTTCTTGAATATCATCTTCATTAAGTTTTAAACTAAAATTACCGTTTGCATAATTACCTCTATCTACAATACCAGTCATAACGCCTGTACCAACGTCACCACCTTTTCTAAACATAGGTCTTCTTAAAGTTTTCATTAACTAAACGCTCTATAAATACCAGCCAGCGTTGCTCCAGTTCCTAATGCTGTTTGAGCTAGACTAGGTGTTGGTGAAATCTGTTGTTGAGTTTGACCTGGGTATCCAGCTATCAAAGAAGTAATACCTGAACCTAATGCTTGTGCTGCCTGTAATGGTTGTTGTAATTGTGCTTGTGCTAATTGTTGATCAGCTGATAATCTTGCTTGGGCTAATGCTTGGTTCTGTGCACCAAGAGTTGATAAAGCTCCAACATCTTGACCTAAGAATCCTTGTTGTGCGCTACCTAAACCTAATTGTTGTTGACCTAACATTTGTTGATTCATGAAAGCTTGTTGTGCTGCTTGTTGTGCTTGGCCAAATCCTTGACCTAATAATTGTGCTTGTAATGCTGCTCGGTTCCTGTCGCTTGAGGCCTGATACTCTGATCTCATCACACCTTCTCTACCACCACCAAGAACACCAGCACCTACCGCTTGAGCTGCAATACCAGGAATTCCTTTTGCTGATTGTACATCAAATTCTTGTAGCGTTGTATCAATTACGTCTTGTTGATATGGAGACATAAATTGTTGGTAAGCTGTTGGACCTGTTAATCCTGCTGCTGTTGTTTGTGCCTGTTGTGCACCTTGTAAAAATGGTTGATAAGCACCAATACCACCTAAGGCTGCTTGTTGCGCTTGTGCTTGTAATGGATCTTGTCCAGCTATAAATTGTTGTCCTAAACTTTTAGAAAGATCTGCAGATTTTAATCCACCAACTGCTGTTGTTAATTCTTGTAAATACGGTTTAGCTGCTGCTTCAATAAATGGAGCCGGCAATATTCTTGTTTCTGTTACCATTATACTACCTTCGATTCTAGTTTTTTCATAGTGTCATACATAATTTGAGCACCTTTATCTACACTACCACCACCTGCTGCTTTTACAGCATCGGCAGTAAATACAAATTCATTATTTGATAACATTGCAGGAATGTCATCTGCTTTTTCTTTTACACCAACTGGTGGGATAAATCCACCTGTTTCTCTAAGATCTAATTCTTTAATACCTTTAGGATTTATATTAATTGGTAAGCCTTCGATACCTGCAGCCATTTTTACTTTGTCTTCTGTACCCATAGCATAACCAATACGTCCACCATCTGCGTATCCACCAGATCCTGAAGTATATTCAGAAGTATCTCTAGCTACATTTTCTGCTATTTGATCTGCTGTGTATCCTAAATTAGAATAATAAGATGTTAAATATTCTCTTAATGCTCCTACGTCTTGTGTAGCTGCAATTGCGTCTTCCTCACCTGCATCAGCCGCACCTAATAAAGCTGTTAATGCTGATCCACTAGCAAATACTTTTCCAAAATTTTTTAAACTTGCATCTTTACCTGTAGATTTACTAAAAAATGAAGGCATAGATAAATTACTTAAAGTTGCAGCAATTCCTTGTTGTCCAAATAATCCTGTTGCTGGACCAAACATAGAAGCTCTTCCAAATAAACCTCCTCCAAGAGGACCAGATAATCCGGGTATACCAAAAGCTAAAGCTGCTAATCCAGCTGCCTTACCAAGATCAGATTTAGCAAATTTTTTAACGCCTTTAGTTACACCTTTAACAGCTTTTTTAACGCCTTTTACTAAACTTCCTAATCCGTATAATTGTCTGGGTTCTTGCATTCTTGATATTGCCATAATTTAAATATATTTATACTGTTGAGCAGGCATAGATATCCTGAAAATACTACACTTTATTTGATTTTTGTATCTTCGTCAAGAGGTTTGGCATGCTTTGCAGGTCGTGTACCTTGATATAGATCGTCAAAGAAACGACCACGATATAAGAACTCTCCAACATGAGTAATAGTATCCATTACATATATATGAACTTTACCTCCCATATCACGCCATTTTTGACAGAAACCAAAGTCTTCTCCAAAATAACGTTTAGTCTTAACATCATGCCAAGTATCAAACAAATTAAAAAAATTATTTTTCTTTTCTTCTTTACCATTAATGTAGGTAGGTTGATATATTTCTAGTTCAGGATAGTTGTCAATCATATCTTGAATAACATGTCTTTTAATTAACATGCAGCCAGTAGGTGCGTGGGTCACTTCTATAATACCTTTTTCTGCTATAATATTATATTGATCTTCTACTTTAATTGGGTAAGTAAAACCTGCTCTTGCCATGTCTTCTGCAGATGTAATAGCATCTTCTTTGTTATTAACTCTTCTCCATATTTTATTCCAATCCATCATTTTCATTGGATAAGGACATGCAATAACATCTTTGTCAGCTTTTAACATTGTATCAATAGTAGAAAAACTAAAATCAATATCAGAGTCTATAAATAATAAATGAGTGTAGTTATGTTCGTGATTTAAAAATTCAGCTGCACATAAATTTCTACCTTGTGTAACCAAAGAAGATTTTAATAAAGTAAAACTTACCAATATATTTCTTTGCAAACATTCTTGTTGAAATTTTAAAACAGCTTGTGTGTAATGCATTGTTACATCACTATGACAAGGAGTGCAAACCATTACTCTATAAGGAGATTTACCACCTTTACCACCTAAATTAATTTCAACAACTTCATTGTCACCTTCAACAGTATTAGTTTTAATAGTTTGATAAGTATCTTTATTAGTTTCTGTTTTTTTATTTTCATTAAACCATATAGGTTTATTTGGATCTGACATTAATTGCTCCTGTTAAAAACCTTGTCCAAGACGTACCTATCTTATGCCAATTGTAATAAGCATTAACGTAATTAGACTGCGTTTCTATGTGTTTATGTATTGGTTCTTCATGTAATATATTTACTGAAGCTTCTATTGCAGAAGCAAATTTCATGGAAAGTCTTCTTAAATTATTATCAAAAGGAACATACATAGGAAACTCTGCACCTGTTTCAAATAAAGCACCTAAATTAGTTGTAATACAATATAAGCCACCGGCCATAGACTCTAGTAAAGATATACAAGAAGTTTCTTCAAAAATACTTGGGTATGCATACATATTATATTTATGCATATTATCTTTAATATAACTGTTAGGTTTATAACCTATATAATTTACATTAGGTAATTGTCTAGCTTGGTCATAAAGTGCTGTATAGTATTTATCATTTTGTTCAAAAAAATTTTTTCCATATACTTCTGTTGATGAATAAACATCTAAACTAATTAATGGATTTTTAATTAATTGCATAGCACCTAGTAATACAGATAAACCTCTCCAAGGTGTATTTTGATGAATTATTTTAACAGGTTGACCTTTTTCATATGGTTTAGCTTTTTGAATTTTGTCTATACCATTTTTAATTACTAAACATTTTTCTAATGGTAAACCAAATACCATTCTATATTTTTCATAAGTCCAATGAGAGTTGAATACATACCAATCGTATTTATTATGATTAGATTTATCTTCAAACCAAGGAGCTAGATTAGGTTGATCATAAGAATTTTTTTGCCAAAGTATATTTAGTTTAGTAGGATGTAATGGAATTTTTTCAGGTACAGAAGTAGTAATCTGTACTTGATCTAATAATTTTTTATCTACGTATTCTTCTAAATAATCAAACTGTAATTCAGTTCCACCTTTAGGATTTTGGTTTCTTACTATCATTATTCATTACTTTCTGGAATACATCTAAACCTTTGGGTGATACTTGAACTGTAACATCTGTTACAATATCAGGTCCTTCTATTTTTTCTTTAGAAGTTTCACCTGTTTTTGTATTTCTATAAATTGTTATAGTTGTACAATCGATCTTGTGTATGTTATCCGTTTTCATTCTCTCTGTTTATAAGCGCATAACTTATCAGGCCTTGTATTGTATTACTGCCCGTAGCTGCTTGTACAGTTATAGCATCACCTGCTTCTAAATTCAAGCCTTGAGGTGAGGCATTTACTTGAGATTTAGCCGCTACCTCATCTCTAAAAAATTCATATTCAGTGTTTGAATCAGATGAGTCAACAAAATTCATATTTACCAAAACACCTGATGATGCATCATTGTTTGCACAATATACACTTTTAATTATAATTGATCCATCAGTAGGACAAGTAAGCACTGTAGCTTTATTTACATCGGCTTGTTTAAAACCTTGATTTTTATATTGGATTGTCATGTTAAGAAATAATTAAATGCGTCTTGTTCGTTTTTTAAATCTTGTTGAAAAGAAAAATTAAGTTGTTGTTTCATTGTATTCAAAGACTCCATAATCTGTCTTTGATTATCAACGTCATAATCTTCTTTTGGTTCAGGTATGTAATTAGTAATTTTGGCCATTACTCCTCACCGTATTCCATATCACCAGCCATAGCTCCAGGTGATGAACTATAATCTCTGCCACCACTTGCAGCTGCTTCCGATGCAGCTTCACGGCTACCGAATCCTCCATAACCTGTTTGACTAGATGCTTTTATACTGTCAATCATACCTCCAGTATCAACATCTCCCATACCAGCTTGTTTCATAAGTGTATCTAAATTTTTCTGACTATAATTTTTACCAGCCGCAGCTCTTCGCATTAAATTAGATATTCGGTTAGTATTTCTTCTGTATGCTCTCATAGGATCTGAATAATATCCACCTAAAGCATTCATTTGATTTAATTGTTCTGGTGTATATCCATAAACACCCATACCTGCAGGTCTATAGTTTGGAGAGTCTCTAAAGTTTAATAAAGAACCTAAGGCATCAATACCTGCTCTAACAGGTGAAACGTTTTGTAAAAACTCAAATAATTTAGCAATACCTGATTTTTCTTTTTGATCTGGTAAAAATTCTTGCTCACTATCATCTTTTTCATACATAGGTAAATTATCCATATCAAATTTTGGTAAATTAATATTCTTCATGATACCTGTTTGAGAATTTGTAGGAAATATACTTTGAATAGATTTAGGCTCAAATGATGTTTGATTAGGTATAGTAGAACTAAACTCATTAAAAAGTTTTTCTCCAACGCTAAAAGGTAAATTACTACTTGTGCTCACAGGTACAACTGAAATTGTACCATCAGGATTTGCTACAGTTTGAAAACCAGGAGAGTTAGATACAGTATTTATTTTATCTGGTTCTGCTGCGCCTGCTGAACTAAAAATACTAAATATACCTTTTTCAGGAACTTGCTGTTCTGCTTCATAAACAGCTTGCATTTTGTTATACTCTGGTTGAGAACTTAAAAACAAATTTTCTTGACCAGGTTTATATCGTTTACTAAATTGCTGGTCATAATACATTTGTCCCATAGGACTTAGTTGACCATATAAATTCTTTGCACTTATTTCAGCCATTATCTTCTTCCATCTGGTTGTGCGTCTAATCTTAGTGTGCCATATCTCCATGACTCACCAACTGCAGTGTTAGCTATTTGTACAGAAACTAATCTGCCTCTAGCTCTTGTATCTACCTTATCAGTTGTAGATGTTATTGTAAAGGGTCCAAGTGGTGAGCTAACAGCTACATCATCTGGATAACTACTTACAAATAAAGTTACTTGAGCATTACCTGTTTGATATTTAAAATCAGGTATAAATCGTTTGACTGACATAAAAAATTCTCCATCACCTCTATAGTCAGCAACTCCTGTTGCCTGACCCAAGGCGCTTCGTCTAGAGGTAATATCCCAATCTCCAGATCTAATAAAAGCATCTATAGAAGTTGTGCCTGAAGTGTTGACTTGATCAGTACCTACTTCATGAGCATAGTATATACTAGCTCCATATAAATTTGTAATTCCTAATATTTGTGAAAATACAGGTGTGTCTGTTTGTACATAATCAGTAGCATAAGGAGCATTAAAAACACCTTGATCTTGATAAGTGCTTCTATCTAATGATGAAGTCGTCCAAACATTTTCTTGATAATTATAAGTCACACATCTATCAATCTGTAAAGATCCTGCTTTAGGATAAAACCAATTTATTTCTGTATATAAAGAATTAGGTGAAGAATAAACAATATCATTTGAAGATAAATTAATTCCTAAATTATCTCCATCTGTGTTAAATACAAAATCTTCTACAAGTGATGGTAATGATTTAACTGTACCATCGTATACAAAAAACCCACCCTCTGCTGACATCCACCATACAGCACCATTTGCATAAGACATTGCGTGTTGACCTACACATCCACAATTAGTACCAACTTGTCTAACAGAAAAAATAAAAGGTGGACCCACAAATTGAATTACATAAGCTGCAAGATCAGTCGTTACAAAAATATAATCTTTACCTTGTATAGCACCTCTAATCTCATTACCGGTATCTAATCTAAAAGTACCTGCTGTGTTAGTTGCTGTTGGTGCATAAGTATTTAAATCTTCTTGGTTAGAAAATCTAACAAACATAGGATCTTGTGTTGTTGAATCACCAATGGTTGTTTCTGTACCTAAATGAAATAAATGTCGATCTCTGTCTGATACAACCGAAATTCTTGTAGCTGTTGGATTGTTCGTAGTATTAAAATTAGTTGTTGATTGTGAGGCTCTAATTGTTCTAGCATTTGTAGCACCTGCATCCCATGTAAAAGTTTTACCATTAAAAACAGTTGCAACCAATACTTCACCAAAATTATCAAGACTCCAGTTTCCTGCATCCAGAGTCACATTACTTGTAGCTCTTTCAGTGCCCCATGTACTATCTGACCATAAATAAGTTCCCCATCCATACCCGAAAGTTTGTGATACAGGTCCTACTTCAACATAAGGATTAACTGTGGCTGCTCCTGCTGCAGTCATACCTGAACCACCTTCAGCTCTAGAAGCTTGAATAGTAAAACTATTTGTAGCCACTGTTAAAATCTCATAAGCTTGTTGTAAAATAGCTGGAGTAAAATCAGAATCTCCTGTAACAGTCACACCAGATAAAGTTATATATCTTCCCACTGCTAAGTTGTGTGAAGTTTTATTAACAGTTACAGTGGCAGAGCCATTAACAGTTGTTAAAGTACAGCCGGTAATAGCTGTGTCCAAAGGAGTAATGTCAAAAAATGCATCTCCATAATATAGAAATAAACCTTGAGAAGTACCTATAGCTACGTATCTCTCTCCAACAAAAGAGGTAAAAGAGTGTTGTCTTCTAGCTACTCCAGGCAATGTTTCATTAGTACTTTGTGCCCAACCACCTATTTTTTCAGGTAGTCCATATCTAAATCTTACAAAATCTCCATCAGTCCACTGACCTTCGGCACCAGATTCCGTATCTTGTTTGTTAAACCCAGGTTTAAAATTTAATTTTTGTAGCATGATACCTCATTATATAGGCTTTTTACTTTTTTGACAGTAATATATTCCACTCTAGTTTATCTAGCAAATCCTGTAAATAGACTTTTTGTAGTTTTTTTTCTTTTAAATAAAGGTGAAGTTCTTCTATATCAATTATAATCCAATACTTTTGATCTTCAAATACCATTTTATCAGCGTTGCTTAAGATATTTCCTTTTTTAGCTTTTTCATTATTAGGCATATTAATCATGCCTCCTACGTCAAATTTAAAATTTTGATTTGATTTATTTTTTAATCTTCCCTTAACATGCCATGATGTTGGTTTGTCAGGATAACTAATATCTTCTAAACATTCCTTAGAAAACTTTTCAACTTTACTTAAAGACATACCATCCAGTGATAATATATTTGTCTTCTTTCACTGCTTTTATACCTCTATGTGTGAAGGTCCATTCACTTGGCCATATAACTGTCAAACCTTTTTCAGGCTTTACTTTTAATTTTTGATAATACCACTCTGTCTCTCCACCTTTTTTAACATCATTTAAATATGTCATAAAAACTAAATGCCTAGCACTTACTTTTATATCTGCTTTCTCACAATGCCAACCAAAATAAGCTTGTGATGGTTTATATTTTTGAATATTAAAACAAGGATTTAATCCAAAAAATCCATATTTATCACAAAACTTGTATTTCTTTTTATACATTTCAAGGCATTTACCTAATTCTTTAAAGTAAGAATTTAGAATTTTATATTGTGCAACATCATTTATACCTAAACTAAGGTCTGTACTATCTTTCTTTGTTTTATCTATTATCTGATCACCTTGAACTCCTACTATTTTATTATTAGATTCATCAAAAAAATTTATTAAATCATTACAGATTGAAGAATTAGACATATAATAACCTTCAATAAAATTATTGTTTTTATTTAACTTGTGTTGTTTCATCGTTTAAAAAAAACAGGCACACCTAGTATAGGTCTTCTATCTAAATAGTTTTCTTTAGCTATTTTAGAATTTGCTTTATTATAATGTAGAAATACTTGACCACAGTTCTTACCTTTAAATTCTTCACGCCAATGTTCTAAGTCACAACCTGAATAGATTAACATGTCTCCAGGTTCTAAATCAATTTTAATACCAGCTCTTTTAGTATTTCCAGTTGGATCAAGATATATTGGCCAAGACTCGCCACCTAGATTTAATGTAGTGGATATTTCGCATGAATATCTATCTTTGTGTCTGGCTAAAATATCTCCATGTTTATAGATTCTTGCATAAGAATAAGTTTCGGATAATTTTATACCAGTATGTTTTTCCATAATAGGCTTTACTTCTTCTAATAAAGTTT